CTCGGCCTCCTTATACGGCTCAATAAATGTATCTGATAGTCGAAAGCGACGGATATTTTCTAGTGTTCTCATTTTAGCGTTTTCCTTTTAATTTGCTGTACTTATCTTTCAATAGTTGCTTTTGCAGTCGGGGTCCAAGTGGCGGAGGTCCAGTCATTACAGTGTTGCCATTCACAGAACTGGTTGTCTGCGGTGGCATAATTTTAATTGAAACGTTTGAAGTGTCCATAAAGATATTATACACCATTCCATCGGGCCCGTTTCTATTTTTTGCAATAAACATCTTACCAAGATTATTTTGCTTGTCTTCGATAGTGCGAGAAATAGAGAAGATAAAATCCGCCACAAAGCATTTATTAAATGCCTCGGATATTTGTTCCATTGTGATTACTTCTGCATTCAACCCCGATCTATTAGTTTGGGAGGCCGTCCATACGGGACATTGATATTCGGTTGAAATAGCCCTCAACTCTTCATAAATAGATTCCAATTCACTTCTTTTCTCTTTTCTTACCACAGTTGGCTTCAGTAGGTCAGCATAATCTACAATAATCATTCCCGGCTTTATACCTCGCTTTATAAGCTTAGCAAGGTGGGCCTTAATAGTTGCGGTAGAAGCCGATTTTGTCGGATATTCCTTGACAATCAGTGTACCGTCCAAATCTTTGATTTCATCGTAAACTTCTTCTTTAAAGTTTATAATATCTGAAAGGGGGTATCCTGTAATACAGCTATCATAACGAGTTGCAATGATAGTATCTTGAAGCTCCATTGTATAGTGGACCACTGTTTTACCCTCTTTGATCGCTTGAGAGCCTAGATGTACGAGCACCATACTCTTTCCTGCACCAGTGGGAGCGACTACCACGCCAAGCTCACTCTTGCCTAGGCCTCCCCCGCAAAGCTGGTCAATCTCCTGCCAGCCTGTCGTACAGGGAATTCGGTGACGAGGAATAAAGCGCGCTTCGAAATCTGCCATATAATCATAGCCAAAATTATTCTCAGAGCCTAACTTTAGTGCATCGTTAATGACGGTCGAGATCTCATCAAAAGAGCAATTCTGCAGAAGCCCTACCGACTTCAGCATCGCTTCCTTTAGGTTCTGTTTGCGACAAAAATCAAGAGAGGTCTCTTTGATAAATTCTATATCAGTCATCTCGCGATTATGAATACGCAAGAAATACTCTCGAACCTGACGCTGAATAACTTCGTCCTCGTTGTCAAGATCTGTCTTTAAAATAGTAGCAATCGCCTCCACAGAGGGATGACGGTTATATTTTTCACGGTAGTCTGTAATCTTCTGTAAAAAGATTTTAAGATAGTCCAGTTCTAGGAAGTCTCCGTTTAGTACCTCCGTGATTTGATCGGCGAACGGCCGATCTTCATAAATCAACTGAACAAGCCCTTCTTGGAAGGATTTTCCGTACCTCCCAAAGCTTGTTTCCTGTGCTGTCATTAATGCCCTCTCTTTATATAATAAGTATAGCTGATCTGTGTCAAATGTCAAGTCAAAACATTTAAGTTTTGGGTATTGACGGCGCTAGTTTTCATTTACAATTCGGTTTAAGTTTGTTCTCAACTCTTCCCAATTCAATTCACCAAAGCCGTCTGCGCGCATCATCCCTATAATCTCCGTGCGGTTAAGGCCGAACTCAAAGTTCTCGACTCCTTCTTTAACAATGTTTTTCGACTGAATTGACATTTGAGGAGAATACAACTGCATCATCTTATAGTTGTGTTCTACGAGTTCCCTATTCTCTGTCACGTTACTATAAAATTTTAGTTTGCTCTCTTCCATCTTAGTTTCACAGTGATTCATTACATTATCAATTGTGTGTGTTTCACTCTCCGCCAAGAAGCCAATACGCTTGGCGACAGTCGCAAATCCAGCGCCCTTGACACCGGGAAGGTTGTCAGAGGCATCGCCGATAATAGCTCTTGCTAGCGCCATGTTAGTCGGATGAACCCCTGTTTGCTCCACGATGCGGCTGGCATTTAGGATCTCGTCCTTGGTTGGGCGCCACAGGACGGTTTCATCATCACATAACTGCATAAAGTCTCTATCATTAGAGACGATGATTTTTTGCCAGCCCTTATAGTGCGGCATCTGTGTTGCATAAGATATGACATCATCTGCTTCGATCTCTGGAAGCATAAACTGGATAATGGGCATCTCGTTCAAGTATTCGATGATTCGAGATTGTTGCCAGATTTTGTTCTGTAACTCTTCGTCATCCGTAAGGTTGTGGAAGGCGCGATTCAAACGAATAGGTTTACGGCCGGCCTTGTAGTTCTTGTCCATAATCTTGCGTTTGGCAGAGCCGTTGGGGCCGTCCCAGACAATCATAACTTGGTCTGGCTTTGTCATCCTCACAAGCTTCTGAAGAATCTTAATAAAACCCTTCAAACCTCCAATCGGTTGCCCGTTGGACGAAAGCGAGGGATCTACAATATAGGCCCTCAAATACGCATTTAGCGCGTCAATAATTAATAGTCGTTTCATAGTTTATAGCTCCCTGCTGTTTTGTTATCAATAGTATAGATGACACGTCTTACCCCCACATGCCGAAGGGCGGACTCGCACATTGGACAAGGTTTCGACATTTTAAAGTCCCCTTTCTTGCCAATACGAGCCACGTACACATCTGCGCCGTCCGTCTTGCGACGGTCGATTCCCAAGATGCTCCCAAGTTCTGCATGAACTGTGGAATGTCCTGGCTGAATATCACATTTACGAAAACGACGACCAAAAGAACAGAAGTTGCTCTTATTCTCCGATACGTTGATTACGGATGTTCCTCTTACCAAGACTGCTCCATGTCGGGGACCATCAAAAGTAGATTGTTGAGCAACACGACGAGCTAACTCCATATGGCGCTTAACGCGCCCTTTATAGGTGTGATGTTTGTCAGCCGATGTTGAGTGTCTGTACTCTGCGCCCAATAAAGACAAGAATGCCTCCCCTATTTATAGTATACTAAATCTGGGAGGCAATGTCAAGTACTTTTTTAACGTCTGCGATGCTGCCGGGGTGGTGGCCGGTTTGGGCGCCCTGATCGGTAATGAATATATCGATGAGGATTGCGTTGAATCAAGTGGGGGCGAACATGGCGAATAGCCCAATGGCCCCTCACCCAATGTCCGCGTTGCCAATGGCCGTTTACCCATACCCACGCTTTAACTTGAACATGGGCATGCGCCGATGGTTGTGGAGTTGGTGGATGGGCATGTGCAGCACATCCGCTCATCAAAGCAAAAAAGATTGCAGTTGTTAGTAGTTTCATTTTATTTAATCCTTTACTGGAACTGTTAGGTCTTCAGGGTCGGCATAGAATGTGTCCGCTGTTCCTTCACGTCGATCAAACTTTTGCACGATCTCCTCTTCCATTAGACGCACCACATTAGATTTAAATTCATTATCAGATGTAATTATTTCAGTCCACTTGGATGGTTGAAACTTTTTCGTATACCCATCGGGCATCGTGAGCGTGTACCAGGCGCCGGCGCTAGTCAAACATGGGGAGCCTTTAATGGCGTCAAACCATGACTCTTCGTCCCTAATTCCGATATCGTCAGTTCCCCACATAATACGGAACGCGCAAGAGCGACCTTGTGTCCCAAAGCGTGACTTTTCAAGACGGATTTTGACCTCTGAACCAATTCGAAAACCCTTATCGTCGGTAACGAAAGCCGCCTTAGCCTTTCTACCTGTGAGCCAGATGCGCAACGAATATGCATAGTGCATAGCCTTGCCACCAGGGGTAATATACGGAGTCACCATTGCAATCTGCCGGGCCATCGGACCTTGAGGGATGTTGGTCTTTAACTGGTTAAGAACCAAGAAAGTTGCCCTCTTATCAGCAATCGGAATAACCAGCTTGGACATACCCTTAGCGAGAATGCGTGCTTTTACTGCCATTGAAGACTGTGGGTTGAAGTCACCCTCTACGTCTGATACGGCGGGGGTGAATGCCAGCGAGTCCCAGATAAAAAGTACCTGCTCCTCTGTGGCTCCTAGGATTTCCTCAATAGTCTCCAGCACAAACTCAACCGAGGATGCCTGGACATACATGAGGCGATCTAAATCGCACCCAGCGCGCTCAATGAAGGTCGGGTCGATAGCTGATTCCGAATCGAAATATACCACCATCATACCCATCTTTTGAGCATTTGCTGCGATCTGGACTGCCATATAAGACTTTCCAGTTGATTCTAAACCGGCGATCTCTGTAAGCTTGCCAACCGGAATGCCCGATAGCTGACCCTTACAAATAATAGAGTCAAGCCAACGAGACCCTGTGGGAATCCATTGCTTAACTTCAGTGGGATTATCGCCTGATAAATTGTGGGCGACGGTAACTCCCGCTTTCTTGTTAACAAGACTCATCAAGTCTTGCATTGAAACCTTTCCAGGTTTAGTTTTGGCTTTTCTTGCCATTGTGCCTCCTATGTAAAAATGTGGCAGACTATTTTAACCCGGTCTGCCATCGGCTTTGTGTATCAATCAATGAGATTATTAATCAACTTAAGGCTTAGTTGACCCTGCTTGTATTTTGCAGTTACTCCATTGATAAGTTGAGCACGACGATAATCAGAGATTAAACCACGAGCAATGCTTTCGGCATGCCTGTGGTGGACTCTCCCGCCACGGGACTTGTAGTCTGAAGCAACACTGTGTTGCGAATACATGCTTAAAAGATTCGCAAACCAGTTCTCAAAGTCTTTTGAGATTTTAGACTTTTGTTGGTCGCCCAAAATTGGATAAAGACTATACAACAGTGCAACTGCTTCCATCAATTCTCCTTGAAGTTTCGTGTCGTTAGGCCACGTCTTTTTCAGAATATCAATGGACATTTTTGCTTCATTGTTGCCGCGTTTTAATGCGCGTCGAAACGCACCAACGCTTACATGGGGGCCATTGACAAAACCCACAATACCACCTTTATCTGATGAACCGTAAACACTGACACCGCAGCGAATTAGCTCCAGATTTAACTGGGTAGCCACCTCAATCTTGGCCTTAACTTGATGAACAAACACCTCTTCTTTAGTGGCATTTTTGCGCTTCTCCCAGTTGACTTCATAGAAAAGTCTATGATAATCTTTCATGTTTTCAACTTCAATCAGATATGCTGGAATAGTTTCCGCATCTGGAAAAGTTAAGCGGTACATGTGGCGTCGATGATCACCGTCTAAAAGCAGTTTTTCTTTGTTTGGAAAAACCGCGACAATAATCGGACTATACAGAGTCCACTTCCAGCCATCTTTGAGATTTTTTTTAACTCGGCGGCTGTCAGTGTCACGATTGATATCGCCCTGAATGTTCACTGAAACATCGGCATGTGTTCCTGGTCGACCATGCACGACGATATCATCTGTTTGTGGTAATTTGGCATTACCCGTTATTGTAGTTGACATAATTTCTCCTTTTTATTATATCAGATGTAGTTTTGCAGCCATCGGACTTATGCGAGGTACTACTAACCTAAAATTTAAAATGTGGCAGACTATTTTAACCCGGTCTGCCATCGGTGGTCCACGAGCCTAATTATTCTAGGACATCAATTCCTCAAACGCCTTGTCAACATCGTTCGTCGGCTGAGCGGAGTATTTTGTAGTCTCTTTGGAACGACTCTCGGCAGAACCATCGCCGGAGAGTTGTTCATCTAGAATAGCGCCTACTTGATCGCTTGTCAGACGTTCGAATAGGGTTTCGAACTCCGGGACACGATCCAAGAGGGCAGGGATGGATTCCGTGTCAGCGAGCAGGGGGGATGTGTTTCGACGCATCTTTAGACTCGTTTGTGGATAAGCACCAGGCTTGTTGGGCTTGGTGTAGGTGAGGGTGATGTCGGTTCCTTCATCGGAATCGGTGATATCACCATACTCTGGGTCGAGGATATAGCCCAGAAGAAGTTCATAAGCCTTCTTTCCGTATCCATAGACCTTGACGCCTTCGTCTTCACGACCGCGGACTACCACAGGCGAGAAATAACGTTGACGCACGAAGAGCGACTTGGCAAGATTCTTGCTGTCCTCGTCGTTGTTGGAGGTTCCTTCGCGCCATAAAGCGGAAGCAAACTCGCAGATGGGACATGCTTCGCCGTAATTACGTTTCGGGCAAAGAACACCACCGCGATGCTCGCCCACATTATAGTGGAAAGACATCTCCTTGAGGGGGTCCCCGTCGTTTGTTGGAACAATACGAATGTCCGTATCGCCCTCGTCTGGCTTAAACCAGACTGATGGAGTGTTATCTCCGTTTCCTTCTCCTCGAAGGGATGCGAGCTTGCGCCGCATCAGTTCCATATCAATACCCATTTTTTTCTCCTTTTATTGAATGAGTTCGCAACAAGCGTTCCTTATTGCTTTATTATGACACACTCGACGTAGCTTGTCAAGCGTATTTTTGCACTACGTTAGTAAGGGCAACGCAGAACCCAAAATCATCAAATTCAGTTTCATAGATCGCATACGAGATCTTACGGAATGCATTCCTTGGCTTTTGCTTGAGCAAATCGACCAACTTTTTATGAAGCGTTCCATCGTTCTCCAACTTATCCTTGTTTATACACATATAATAACATATGTCTCGGTCCATGTCAAGAGGAAAAAGCCATTTTTCTTCAAGATTCTTCATATTGAGCAAACCGATGGTTCTAATCCGACAAATGTCAAGCGGCCGGGCGACCATTCCGATCTCTGGCTCATTATGTTCAAAGAAATTTAAGTAATGAACAGTTGAGAAAATAGTGTGATTGAGTGTGGCGTAGTATTTCTTGATGGGAACGCTTCCAAGATGGTTTTCAAGCAATTCGTTGCTAACCAGCGTTGCTGACCTTAAGAGGCCTGAACGGGCATATTCCTGTATGACACTGAATACTACTTTATCTACTAACTTAGGGACGCCTGTGAGAAGCTCGCCATCCGGCTTAATATAAAACAACTCCACATCTGCGTGTTTAAGCTGTTCGAGAACACCAAGCGCATAGTTAGAACTCATCGAGGAGCCTACAACAAAGAATTGTACTCGGCCCTTAATATCACTAAAAAACTTTTTGAGATTCGGTATGTTTTGCTCATATTCTTCCGCTTCTTCATAATGCTTTAGTCTAAATTTATACTTAGAAGAGCGCTCGACAGAACTATTAAGCTGATAGACTTTATAATTGTCGACTGCTTTGAAGTTCTCTACTATTTTGGAAGCGGCGTTGCCCAAGCCAACTACGATCATAAATTCAACTCTTTCAATTCAAAGTAGTTCTTCCCAGCCTTCATTGAGCTGAGAAAGCCATCTTCGAATGTTTGTTTAATTTGCATTATAATGTCCCTGTCCTCATTATCAAAGTCTATCACAATTTCATCATGAAGTATATGAGAAACGAAAGATTTTCTTTCTTCTAGCATTTTATCTATGATAACAGCCTTAGCAAGTACACGATCCGCGGTTGAACTTTGAATCAAATAATTGAGAGCCCTGAAATCATCCACTGCAATCTTGCGCTGGTATGGTGTTATAATATATTCCCCATCGTACCATTTGTCAAGTATTTTTTTCTTATCATAAATCTCACCAAGATCTTGGTGCTCTAGAGAGTTATACAGCCATCCAAAAAACTCAATCTTAGCCTCGTCGCGCGTTAAAGTATTTGCAAATACATTTCTCACGTTCCAATCGTGAATATCGTAGTCTGGTTGTTCTTCTCCAGCAAGCTCTACAAACATCCGAACTTCGGCGCCGTTATAGTCTAGTGCCACAAAGAGGTCGTTGTGCGGCCGCAGGAGCTTGCGAAACTCTTTCTTGACTGTTAGTACCGGGAAAGAGCCAGGACGCGTTGTAAGGCGCCCTGTGACCGTACCGAACAGGTTGTAGTCAATGTAGGGGTAGTTCTTCACCAATTCTTGGGCTTTATTGCGCTCTACTGTCGAAAGCATTAGATGTCGGCACCCTTCGGCGCTTAAGTTGAGCTTGTTATACCTTATTTTATAAAGGAGCTTTTCTACATCACACAGGTGCTGGTAGTTATCGGGTTTTTCGTGAGTCTCAAAGACATGTTCTGTAATACGAGTTTTAACCTCGCAAAAGCGTTTTAAGAAATCATGAGGAACAAGATCGAAAATGCAATGGTCGTTTAAGTTAACTTTTGCCACCTTAAACGTCTTCATATATGCGCGCAGTTTGCGTTCGGTTGCGGCCAATTCCTCCGCATGCTCCTCGGGGCAACATTGCGCCAAAGGCGCGCCGTTGGCATATAACCATGCGTATTGTGTTTCCGTATCGGTGACGGAGCCGGTATAACGCCAGGTGTGCGTTAAGTCAGATGGGAAGCTGTCAAAATGTAACTGCCCATCCGCGTATACTCCGATACACTCGGATTTATCATCAATCGACTGAAAGTACATTTTAATCCAGAATAGCTTGTTCGTCTTCGGGGAGTAGGTCTTCGGGAATGAGATTGGGTGTATCGTCTGGATCTTTGTCTTCCAGTTTTAATCTTTCCTTGAGAGCTATATCGGCATAGCGATAGTTTGAAGGATTTGTGGTGTCTTCTTTTCTCATAATCTCCATCTCTTTGTGAAGTTCTTTAACCTTATTAATATAACTGACCGAGCCGATTTTGTCAAACTCTTTATTTATAATTGCTTCTAAATAGTTGGTCAAGGCTGTTGGATAGCCCTGTGCTTTGGTGAGTGAGATTACCTCTGCGACTATTTCGGCCATGGCCGGATCAGTGAGTTCGGGCCTTTCTTCATAAAGCCTCAAATATGCATAAATTCGAACAACCTTTAGCGCGCCTGTATTGGCCAATAATTCGTTAACGGTGTATTCTTGTGGATAAACCTTTTTTGCGCGTGTGGTGCCATTTCCGCACTCTTCAAATTCACTGTAAGCGCTTACTTTGCATGAATTATAAAGGGCTAAGAGGGTACTGGCAAAGTTCGCCAAATCTATAAAGCTTGGATTACGATAAGCTTTTCGGAACAGGCCATGCATCCCAATGTACCTATACCGGGCTGCGATCTCCTTCATCGCATCTGATTCTAAATCTGCCACAATTCTCCAGGGTGTATTTAAGTCTACCATGAAGCCGTAGGAATTGCAAGTATTAATATAAAATTCCCAATTTTTGCTTTTAATAAACTTTTGCACCTTTTGGTTGTCGTCTTCATATTTCAAGTCTGCTATCTCTATAGCCAAGCCGCTGGCCATAATTGAACAGTCTGTACTCTTAATAAATCCAGGATAGGTAAAGCGAGCAGAGCGACAACTTGTTTTCAAAATGGGAATTAATAATTCTAGAAATTCATCAAAGTTCGAAAAGTACATTTTCTGTGATTTGAAGAGTTTTGCGATCTTTTCTATATATCGTCGACGATGATCAGAATATAATTCTTGAGGTGACTCATAGGCTTTATATACAACTAACTTGCTCAAATACGGATCATTTGTCGCAATTTGTGACATTACTGCTTTTTTCTCAAACTGTCGAGACATCTCATTGAAAATATCCGCCACGAAATTGAGAGCTTTCGTTGGACGCACTGGGTTGAGAGGGTTTTTTAAGGACTTGAGAGCCGAGGGTTTTAGCACAATGGGTTCTAAAGATTTTCCCACTCGGCCATAAAGCGCCTTTTCTCCGTAACTAAAATCAACTACATTTTGCAGTGATTTATCTTTAACATAGGCCCAATAATACAACCTCTTTTGAAAAAGATCTTTTGTTGACTCTTTGTTATTATTTACAAAATATTTAGACATTATGTTGTTCCTGCTTTAGTACCATGGTACCCAGCCATCCCACGGCGTGATGTTGTTGTCCACGAAGCGCGTGACGATATTTCTTTCATCTGGCGAGCCTGCTGCGGCGTCGGCGCGATCCTCAGAATAGTTGGCGCAGCGCCGAG